GGACTTCCTGGAGCGTGCCATGGAGGTGACAGAGAATGAAGCAGTAGAATTTGTAAAATCGCTCGAACAATGAATAACGTATCGAAAATTAAAACCCTGTACGCCTATGATGACGGCGACACCATCACACCGAGAATGGGTGTGCAGATAGCTACGGGCCACGGCCTGCAGCAGTTCTATAACGCTGAGACGTGGAATGTCACGAACACCAACTTTGCCGACTATCCGGCTACGTTGTTCCCTCAGCCTTACAGCAGCAAGGCCGGTGCCATCGTGGTGCCCGCTGCCGGTGGCCAGTGGTATTTCAATAATATCGCAGACAATGCCGGAATACTGGACTCCAACGGAGCGGTGAAGTCTGCTTTTGCCGACCGCTTTGCCGTGACGACGGTTTCCATGAACGGCAAAACATTCCCTGCATTGAAAATCAAGGCGAACCTTGTCAACTCCACCAACAGGATTAGTACAGATATCTATATCTACTATGTTGGGCGTTATGGAGAAAAGCAGTTCACTTGCGACCAGCGGATTCCGGTGCAGAGTGTTGTCGGCGATGCATATCAGCTGATGGTATCGGTGACAGGTGCCAACGGTCTGGGCGACGAAGTGCTGAGCGATGACCAGGACTGGATATCCTACGCTGCCTCGCTGCAGATGATGTCAACAGGCACGGACATCTCTGCAGCCGTTATTACCTTCGAACATCTCGACAGCAACGGCACATGGAAGACCGTAACAAACAATACCGGCATCACGGAGATTAGCGGAAAGACAATGAAACTGTACGAGGCTGCTGTGGACGGGTCGGAACTGTATCGCGTAAAAGCCGTCTACAATGGTGAAACCTGGTACCAGATGCTGAACCCCACCGATGAGCATGACCCTTACTACATTGTAGATGGTTGCTCGATAGATGGCGACACGGTGCAGCGCAGCGACACCGTGACATGGAATCCGAAAGTGTTCAAGCGTCACAACGGCCCCGGCGAGGAAGACGAGGACGTGACCACGAAAGAGGGCTGGACATTCACATTTACCTTGGTGGCGCAGAAGACTGGTGCGACCATTACAGAGATCAACCAGACGGGCATCACATACGAGAAACTGACTGAATATGGCGGTATTGCCACACGAATCCAAGCAAGCAGGCCTTAAGATATGAAAATCGCTAAGGTAAAGACACTGATACCAGCACCGGAAGACGCTGCAACAGCCGTGTTTACACCGCCTGTCATTTGGGTGGATGCTGACGAGGACGGCAAGAGCATCGGATACCAAGTGTTCGATGTGAATGCCACTATCATGTTGAATGGTAGGAATCTCGGCTATGAAGAGCCGGCCACTATAGTATCCTACCCTAGAGGTGTTAGGGCTTTCTACGATGAGGGAGCTATTGTTGTCATTGTTGGCGATAGAACTACAGTGGAAGCATACTCAGGAGAGGTGGTCGTGAAACTTACTGCCATCGTGAATGACAAGGAATACAATGTCGAAAGATTGATACCCATCCGGGACAAACGAAGAGGTGCCAAAGGCGATCCTGGCGAACCCGGTAATCCTGGCGAAGATGGCGTGTCGTACGAGATTGTCCCCAGCGAGAATATGCTTATCGCTGACTACAGCGGCAACATACAAACGGGAGCCATCACGACAGAGGTTTACAGGAGCGTAGGCAAGCAGCGGGCTGTGTTGCCCCTTGGCAGTTCTACAAAGACAGACGGGCTGTATCACTGGATGCAATACCGTCGAGATGGTGGCACCTGGTACTTGGCATCGACAGGAACGGTGAGTGCGGCTGCCGTCCGGCTAACAGTGAGCACACTGGAACTGCGTCTCGTGTGCTCAGAGACGTGGGGCAGCAACAATTATACAGTGCTGAAAACTTACCCCACATTGAAGGTGGTGAAGCACGGAACGCCGGGCGGAACAGGAAAAACCGGGCCGTGGTGGATGCCGCAGGGGTCCTGGGACAGCACCGTGGCCTACGAGAGAACCGATGACGTGATTCCGGTGGTGGAGCATAACGGCGAATACTGGTACGTCGCCACGGCAAACACCATTGTCGATGGGGTGGAACCGACAGCAAGTAATTCGGAGTGGACAAAGGCTGACCACTTCCGGGTAGTGTTCCTTGAAGCTCTCTTCGCTGCCTTTGCCAAACTGGGCTCCGCCATCATGAACGGCGACTGGATGATTTCACAGTACGGAACACTCAACGACGGTGTGTCAAACAACTACCGACTGTTTGATGCCACCGACCCGGAGGGTAAGGTGTCAGGGCATTTCTGCCCCAACTGGGCCGTAGACTTTCTCAACGGAAAGTCGTACATGAACGAGGCTGTCGTGAAGGGTGTGCTGAGGGTGAGAGCAATCTACACCATCACCGGGATACTGGCCACCGTCAGCGGCAGGCAGACCATCGACCTGGAAAACAACCCGGGTAACGCCTACGTCATCCCGGGAAATACGACGGTCTACCTGCCTGACCCGACAAGCTACGAGGGCTTGACGCTGACAATCCTCTTCAAGGCCGGGGGTATCCTTACCTGCAGCAGTGGTGTCTATACGGCCTACTATACAGGCACAACGTCTGTGCAGGAGAATGGAATGTCGGTTGCCGTCTTTCATTCTACAGAGAGCCTTGCCGTGCTGACGATTCAGGCCATCAGTGCCTATGGCCCTAACAGTGGCGTAAAATGGGTTGTGGTTGGCCAGCGAGGGCTGCTGGGCATAAGGAATTCACTTTCCAGCACGGTAGACCAATACAAGTTGCTGCCTGATGGACGATTGCTGACGTGATATTATACTTCAATATATTGAAATTATGGACAAGACTTTAATGAAAAACCTCGAAGGCCTAAACGTAGGCGCGAACACCTATGTTGTGGGCTATGACGCGAAGGCCGGGAAGACTGGCCTTATTGCCGTGTCACAAGTAAGCGGCAGCCTGCCATGGTTCGGCCGCAAGTGGGCAAAGGGTAACTCGTCGCCTGTCGGATCTCCCGTCGGCGACTTCGACCTGGGGCAAGTATTGGCGAAGCAACTGGGACTCGGTGGCTATCTGGTGACGGATGCCCACCAGCGTACAAAACTTTCGCCAACGAACCACAATCTGCTGGAGAGTGGCGGAGCTGCTGACCTCACGGGCGGTGCCGGACACTACCAGTGGGGCTGGAACGTGCCGTTCTATTACCAGGTGTATGAGGATGACTACTATCTCTATGAGACTGTCTCCCTCGGTGGTCCGCGTCCCGGATTCTGGAACTACTACATCCCTATTGGTAGCCGTTCCTGTGCCGGATATGCTACCATGGACCGCACCAATGCCAAGCTGATGAGTGTGGTCAACAGTACGGCGCAGTTCCGTGGCGGCAACAACGATGCCTCGCTCGACGCTGCCTTCAACTCCCAGCTGTGCAAGCCTGCTACGAATATGGCGATTACTGCCTTCCGCACGGCAGCGCGTAAGAACGGCACACTGTGGTTTGCCAACGAGCGCGTCATGCAGTATATCACGGCTGCCCTAAAGCGCATCATCTTCGGCAACCGCAACATCCAGGCAGCTTTCAATGCCACGCTGGATGCCAACGGACTGCGCCAGGGTGGCACGGGTGTTGGCATCGACTTGCCGAACGACTGGAATAACAACTTCCATTATTTCCCGTACATTCGTTTGGATGTTGGTGTGAATCAAGGCGACTTCACCGGTCTGATCAGCACGAGCATCACGGAGAACGGCAACAGTAAGACCATCGGAAACATTCCTTCGTTCTATGGTCTGAAGAATGACTACAAGTACCTGTACTGCATGAGCGAGAACATGCTGCTGCAATGCAATGCAGACAAGTCGCAATCGCTCTTCATAGCAGATATGATAGACGGCACACAGATGAACCTGTCGAGCGTCGCTGGCCTCAGGCAGATTGCCAAAGGGCCGGTCGCTTCAGCTGCTGGTTGGCAGTATGCTAAGGAGTACACATTGAAGAACCTGGCTTTCTTCCCAAAGGAAGAGCTGGGCGGCAGCAGCAGCACATTCTTCTGCGACGGCTATTATAATCCTGCCGCTACAAGCGGTTTGCGTGGTGCCCGCTTGCTGGGCGTTGCCTACGCTGGTGACGGTGCGGGCTCGGTGTACCTCAGTGGTGACACTGCCCCCTCGGATGCCAATGCGCGCTGGGCCGCGTTCCTCTGCGAATACGCAGAGGCGTTCACGACGCAACCAGTGTGGTGCGTGGAAAACTAAGCGGGCAAATGGGGGCGCAGTAAGCGCGGAGCGCAAAGAACACCGGCGCGATAGCGCCCCCGCCCGATAGGGCGGTCGATACCGCGAAGCGGTCGACGATAATTTTTATTTTGTATAAATTACAGCCCATTTCGTTCTTTGACTTGCTGAATTGACAAAAAAGGTGTACCTTTGCACCTGCTTTTCTAATTAAAGTAGGTAGAACTCCCAAGCGCGGTTTGCGTGGTGCCAAATTGCTGGGCAATGCCAACAATGGTGACAATGCGGGCTCGGTGTACCTCAATGGTAACAATGCCCCCTCGGATGCCAATGCGAACTGGGCCGCGTTCCTAAACGATACCTGTAAGAAATATGATAAGGGAGTGAGCCTGACCCATTGGTCGAAAATAGCAGAGATGGCAGCGAGCCTCGTAGCCCATGAGGGCGAGCGGCATACCTGTCGGGAGGTATTCGCAGACTCCCACATATCCACTCTTAGACCCACTTTTAGACCCCGTCGAGACCCCTTTTTGAACCAAAAGACCCCTGAATGTATGCGTCGGATACGCGATAACCGGGAGAATGAGTCGTTGGAAAATGCCTATAAAGCATACGACAATTACTCCGACCAGAAGCATTCCCGTGACTACGTTCAGGCCTTCGATGCCGATCTGCAGCGCAACCTCGAAGAGATTGTCAGGCAGATTGCCGACGAGTCCTGGCAGCCGAAAGGCTACAAAAAGAAGATCATCTTTGAGAGGAAGAGAAGGCAACTGGCTAAGGCTCCCATCGAAGACCACGTACTGGAGAGTGCTACCATACTGCCATACGAGAAGTCCATCTATGACTACTCGACATGGAGAGCACCAGCCGTGAAGCCCGGAATGGGTACGCACGGCTTGTTCAGGTTTCTCAGAAACGAGTTGTATGCATGGTCGCAAGAGGACATGATGTACTATGTACCAATGGATGCTCATCACTACTTCCCCTTGATGGACCATGCCATCCTGAAGGATGCCTTGGCTCGGCTGGTGAAGCCCGGCAAACTGCTCACCTTCTTATACAAGGTGGTGGACAGCTATCTTCAGGGTGTTCCCCTGGGCATCAAGGTCGCACAGCTCTTCGGACAGATCTATCTGGCACGATTTGACAGATTGGCAATGCGGTTCTTTGATATAGGCAAGGATCCTGAGAAGCTGGCCTACTGGACACAGCGCTATGTTACAGACCGCATCTGTACTGCACGGACAGAGGCTGACTATCGCGACTTGTGCAGGGGACCTGGCTATCTGGCACGCAAGTTCCAGTCATACGTTGAAGAGGGCGTGCCGTTCTATCTCCGTTTTGTCGACAACATCCTGATTAGGCATGCCGACAAGACAGCCTTGCATATCATTCTGGAATTGGCTATCATGCACCTGGCACGCGACTGGCATGTGACTGTCAACACCGACTACAATGTACGTCCGATTTGGATGGGTATTCGTCTGGCCGGTTACGTCTTCTATCACGACCATGTGGCGGCCAGCAAGCGTAATAAACAGGAGTTGGCCAAAAGGGTAAGGCGTTTGCAGAAACTGGGGTTTGATGAGGAACAGATAAGGATAAAGCTGGCATCACGGTTCGGCTTTATAAAACATGCTGATTGCATCAACCTCATAAAATCATTAGGTATGGAGAAATCATTAGGAAAGATTATCAAGAAAAGGCGCGTTCGTCCGCCATTCCAGGGTATGAACCCTGAGCAGAAAGTTCCGTTCTCTTCGGTTGTAAACAAGTGTAAAGAAATGTTAACGGGGGGGGTAAAATTGCCTCCTACAAAGTTGTATCTTGAAGACTACGTCATTCAGGACTCGAAAATCGAGAAACAGGTGGTTTCCGTAAGCATGTCTGACTCGGCCGGACAGATACAGGACATCCCGAAACAAGTGCCTGGAAAGGTGCTGGCCATCAGGTTTAAGAAAATCATCCAGACGTTCACTACGACTGACTTCAACGGCGAGGAACAGGAGACCTACCAGTTTGAGAAGACGCGGGACGAAAAAGGACAGCCGACAACGCAGGATGCAGAGTTCTACACCTTCACGGGGTCGAAAATCATGATCGACCAGGCTATGAGCGATTTTTCGCGCGAAGACCTGCCCGTGCCTACTGTCATCCAGCAGTTCAGAGGTAAGGATGGGAAGGAATACACTAAATTCACTTGAATGATGTACAGACATGTTTACCAAGAGCCGCGCACGTGTCTCAGATACGATGAGCAGCACATTATCGGTTACCTCAATGAGGAAGTTATCGAAAACTATCAGCCCGCCGGCAACCAGCAGTGTGAGGACGGTGAGTCTCCTGAGCCGTGGGAGACTGCCTATGCCTACACCGGCACAGAGACAGACGGCGGCACAGTGATGAAATGCGACAATCAGAGCGACTACGGCGATGTGGCTAACGCCATCATCCGCAGCCGCTACTCTGAGAGTCAGGAACTGGCCATCCAGCGCCATGCCATCAACGGCGACTATGCCGAGAATGCCCAGGAGTATGAGGAATACAACACCTGGTGCCAGTATGCCGTAGCCACCGCAAAGAGGTGGGTGTTGGGCTGACCTCGTCCTCTTCTATTTTTGCACTGCCACGTCGCCCATCAGCGGCATGGCAGTGTATTTTTATGCCTGCACGTTTCTGTTTACTTTTGCACTGTCTAAAATATTAAAGTTATGATTGAGCAAGTTAAAAACGTGATTGTCGGCATATTCATGGCTGTGCTGGCTTATCTGAAGCCCATTGAGGGGGAGCTATGGTCGCTGTTCCTCATTTTCTTCGTTAACTTCGTGTTTGGCTATCTGTCTGGCATGATAGCCAAGGGAGAAGACTTCAATTTCAAGAAGGCCTTCCGCTGCATCGGCGAGGCTACAGTGTTTTTCATCCTCTGCACGGCCATCTATGCTATTGGCAAGTTCAAGGGGCAAGAGGCCGGCGCTCTACAGTGTGTGTCGTTCATCACCTACACCATCATCTACTTCTATTCTACTAATGTACTGAAGAATCTGAAGCTGATATTCAAGGAGGGTACCGCTCCATGGAGCGTGGTGTCATTCATCTACTATGTGCTGCGCTTTAAGTTCATCGAGCGCATCCCATACCTGTCGGACTACATGAATATCAAAGGGAGAAATGCAGATGGAGAAAGATAGGATTGCTGTCGCATTGGGGACTGCCCATGAGGAATTTACACCAGGCAAAGGTTCTCCAGATGGCCGATTCCGTGAACCTCGCTATTCACGCGAAGTCCTTTTGGAGGTAGATGCCATCTTGAAGAGCTATGGCATACGCTCTTTCATAGACTATCTGCCAATGGAGCCACGAAAGGAGTGGCGCAGCACAGACTGGCACAAAGAACAAGAACGTGAACTGGCATGGCGGGTAAACTTCGTGAACAGCTTGTGCCAGAGATACGGCAAGGAAAACGTCATCTACGTGTCACTGCACAACGATGCTGCCGGGGCCGACGGGAAATGGCACACTGCTGGAGGCTTTTCTGTATGGACGTCAAAAGGAACCACCAAGAGCGACCAGCTGGCAGAGTGCATCTACGATGCTGCCGAGCAGAACCTGGCCGGATATAAGGCCACGTTTGCCGAACTGAAGAGAAATGGGCGTTATGGCGAGAAGCAGCAGCCCATTCGAATGGATCGCAGCGACGGAGACCGAGACTGGGAGGCTGGATATTTTGTCTTACGCAAGACATCTTGCCCTGCTGTGCTGATCGAAGCGATGTTCCAGGACAACAAACACGACGTGGCCTTCCTGCTCAGCGACGAGGGTAGGCAGGCCATCACAAGAACCATCGTTGAAGGTATCATCAAATTTATTGAATCGTTATGAAAAAAGATCTTATCATTATCTATGCAGTACCGATTGCCGTTATCTCAATGTTTTTCGCTTTTCACTACCGCAGCCAAGTCGTAAAACTCGAAGATGATGTTGCCCGTATGGGTGTGGAACTGGCACACGCTCAGATTCCACTGCAGCGTGACACCATCCACGACTCTATCGAGGTGGTGACACAGACCGTTGTGGAGGTGGTGCCGAAGAAAATGAAGGAGGCCTTGGCCGCCGACCGACAGCTCATCAAGGAACTGCAACTGAAAATCCAGCAACTGGAGGCCATGCAGACCACTACGCTCGAGACCAGCGACACGGTTCCGGCGCAGTACCAGCCACGCGATAGCTGCTTCTACTACAGCGACCAGTGGGCCGACCTCTCTCTTCAGCTCAAGGACACCACCTTCTACTACAATATCCGCGACTCGCTGGCGACCGTTGTCTACCGTGAGTACCGCCACCACTTCCTCTGGTGGAAGTGGGGCACGAAGGGATACCGGGTGAAGATCGTGAACTTCAACCCTCATGCGCGAGTGACATATAATAAGTATATTAAGGCTGAAAGGTAGACTTTTCAGCCTCTTTTTATGCTCATAAGTGTTAAAAGTTTAAGACGGTTGCAAAAAAAGTTACTGAAAGATTTGGCGGTTAATAACTTTTTTGTTACCTTTGCATCGTCAGAAATGACAAAGTGATCTAAAATGTATTGAGACATGAAGTACAACGAGTTGTACAGGAAGTTAAGGAAAGCAGGATGCTTCCTACTTCATCATGGTGCCGGCCACGATAAGTGGATGAATCCCGGAAACGGCAAATCCACTTGGGTTGGAAGGCATGGAACGGAAGAAGTGCCAATAGGCACTTTGAAGACTATCTATCAGGAACTCGGGCTTTAGGCCCGTGTTCCTCTTCCGTAAAATTCGAGATACTTTGACGATCACTTTTTAATGGAATATGAGTATGGCAAAGAAAATACAAGTAATCGTAGAGACTGGCAAGAATATGTTCGCTTGCTTCATGGTGGGTGCGCACGATGGACTCACTGGCCTTCATGGCGACGGAAAGACTGCCCGCAAGGCCATCAGCAACTTTTACGAATGCTATGAGGAGGAAAAACAATTCTGCCAAACTGAAGGCAAGGAGGCTCCAGAACTTGAATTTGAATTCATCTTCGATATCGGGGCGTTCTTCAGCTACTACCTTATCAATGTGTCTGCCTTTGCCGAATATGCCGGCATGAACGCCTCACTGCTCAGGCAGTATGCTTGCGGCCTTAAATCGCCGACAAAGGCTACTATTGACAAAATTAGGGCGGCCGTAGATAATTATAGAAAGGATATTGCTGCTGGTCTTCTGATAGATAGGCCAGTTCCACAATACATTTAAGATCACTCAAATCCCCCTGTGCGGGAGCATCGGGGGACTTTTCCAATGAAACAAAAGAAAGGAACCAAGATATGATGTTACCAATAGACCCCATAGCAATAGCAGTGTTCGTGATAGGTGTGTTCATCTATTTCGCGTTGAAAGGCAGTGGTTCCGCTAAGAAGGGAACGATGTCCAATGAGGAATTCTCGGAATGGTTCCGGAAGAAGGAACTGGAACGCTCGCCTGAGAATATCCGCTATCAGAAGTGGCTCTACGAGCACAGACCGGAATAATCGTATTTTTACTTTGCCGTAACGGGTGCTATCTTTGCATAAAACAAAGTTAGCACCCGTTACTATTATGGCTACAACAGAGAGATATACAACCGTCATTGAGCTCAATTCGGAGCAGGCGAAGCGCAATCTGGACGAACTGCGCCGCAAGGTGGAATCATGGAAGAGCGACCTGGCAGAGGCTCGCGAGAAGAAGATGGGGCGCAGTTTCATTGCCGCCATCAGGAAGGAGCTGAAGGATGCCGAGAAGGAACTGAAGAAGTACGACAGCGAGGTGGCTCGCACCATCGACACGATGAACAATCTCCAGTCGGCATCGGTCGATCGCATAGAGGATGCTCAGAAGAATCTAAAGAGGTTGGCTTCTGAGGTGCCTCACGACAGCCCTTTCTTTCAGCAGTTGAACGACCAGCTGGACATGGTAACACAGGAACTGGAAAATATCAAGGCTACCAAGGCTTTCGAGCAGCTGCAGCTGGAAGCCGCTGGTGCCACGAAATCGGCTGAGCAACTTCAGGCTGAATTGAACTTCATCAGTCAGACAGCAGACAATGCACAGACGGCTTCTGTCAGGCAGTTGCGACTCGCGGAAAAGACGGCCCAGAATATTAAGGAGTCCAGCCAAAAGGGTTCTTCTGAATGGAATGAGGCTAATGCGCATCTGGAACAGATACGCAACAGATTGAACGCCATCGAGCAGGAGGAACGCAAGGTGGTGACTGTCATCGACCGTTACAATAGCGAACTTGAGCAGGCCGGAAAAATGGCTGAACAGGTGAAGAGCGAGACGGAACTTGTTGACCGCACACTGGGCAAACTGAATACTGCCAGTGTCCGTGATATCGAGTATTCTATCAAGATACTGAATGAAGAAATCAGAAACACGGAACGCTCTGGTGGTGATGTGGAGAAACTGACCGAGAGGCTGAAACTTCTCAATACCGAGCTGAAGAAAGTGCAGGACATGCAGAAGCCGGACGAGAAGAAAGGCAACATCTTCTCGCGCTCAATGAACTTCCTGAATAAAAACTGGGGAGCCATCACACAGGTTATTGGTGCTTACTCCGGCATCCGTGATGTTGTGAAGGGCAGCGTGGATGCATTCGCTGAGATGGACCAGGAGATGAATAATGTGCGGAAGTACACCGGGCAGACCATCGAGGAGGTTCATAGCATGAACGAGGAATTCAAGCAGATGGATACCCGTACACCACGAGAACAGCTCAATCAGTTGGCAGGCTCTGCCGGACGGCTGGGCATCACGGGCAAGCAGGATATCATGGATTTCGTATATGCAGCCGACCAGATTAACCTCGCCTTGGGTGATGACCTTGGCAAAGGTGCTGTTGATCAGATTGGTAAACTGGCAATGGCCTTCGGCGAGGATGACTCAATGGGATTGCGCAATGCCATGCTTTCTACCGGTTCTGCCGTTAACGAACTGGCACAGCATTCTGCTGCCAATGCAGGATATCTGGTTGACTTCACCGCACGACTGTCAGGCGTGGGTGTACAGGCAGGTATGACACAGGCAGAGATCCTGGGACTCGGTGCAGCTATGGATGAAAATATGCAAAAGGACGAAATGGCAGCCACCGCTCTCTCGCAGATCATCACCAAGATGACCACCGACAGCGAAACCTTTGCACGTATAGCTGGAAAGAACGTCGAGGAGTTTGCTCAGTTGGTGAAGACTGACATGAACCAGGCGCTTTTGCAGTTCTTTGAGTCGATGAACAAGAAAGGTGGTTTCGCAGACCTTGCTCCGCTCTTCGAGCAGATGGGACTCGACGGTACACGCGCCATCGGGGTGCTCTCCACGCTGGCCGCGAAGATTGAGGACGTAAAGAAGCATCAGCAGCTGGCCACAAAAGCGTATCAGGAGCATACGAGTGTGGAGGGTGAAGCTGCCGTGCAGAATGGCACTTATCAGGCTCAGCTCGAAAAAGCGCGTAAGGCTTTTGCCGACCTGCGTATTGAGTTGGGCGAGAAGCTGCTGCCGGTGGCAAGTGCTGCCATCAGCACGACAAGCCTGATGGTAAGAGTGTTGTCGGCCATTACGTCTTTTGTCCTTGAAAACAAAGGTGCTATCATTGGACTTACAGCCACTATTGGCGCATATATTGTCGCACAAAAGCTTTCATGGCTCTGGTCGCAGCGAACAGTCGCTATAGCCAAGGTAAAAGCAGTATGGCATGCCATTGAGGATCGCTGGCTCATGGCATCTATCATCAAGCACAGAGTATTGAAAGGTGAGATAACAGCCACGGCTGGAGCTCAGCAGCTGTTGAATACTGTGATGAAGATGAACCCCTTTGGTGCCGTCGCTGCCGCACTCACGGCGCTCATAGCACTTTACATCAGCTGGGCAACATCTTCTGACGAGGCAACAGCATCACAACGAAGGCTCAAGGAGATTGAGGAGGAGGCAAACAGGAACCGCCCGAAGGAGATTGACCAGATTGCCAGGCTGAAGAAAACGATTGAAGACGCCAACGTCTCTATCGACAACAGAAGGAAGGCCATCGAGGAACTGCAGCAGATTGTACCGGGTTATCATGCCAGCCTCACGAATGAGGGAAAACTGATAGGACATAATGCACAGCTGTTGAACAACTACACGGAACAGTTGAAAAACACGGCAAGAATCCAGGCTGCAACATCTAAGCTCCCAGCTGCTGAAGAAGCCAGGGATAAATGGTTCAATGAGGCTCCTGAAAATATTCAGAATGCCTGGTTTAATGAGCGTCTGGGTATGAGCGAGACAGAAGCCATGCGTGAGGCCTCTGTCAGTCCAGCCGGATATAGGGCATGGAAAGCAAAATTCAAGGAGTTGGAGAGTGCTGTAACTCAATATAACGGTATCATTGACCGTCTGACTGAGGCTAACCAGAAACTGGCCGATGCCTTGGGAAATATTGACAAGACTGTCAGCGAAGGAAATACCCAAGAGTTTGATACACGCAAGTTCTGGGAAAAAGAACTGGAACTGCGAAGGTCGAAACTCAACAAGCTAAGGGCGGATGCCAATGCTACAAGGGCTGAGATCGAGAAGGCTAAGGAGGCTGTAGACGATGCGAAGAAGGCTGTCGATGCTTTTACAGGTCATAAAGAGCATACTCGCGAGGAACGTGCCGAGGACAAAGCCCGCCGCGAGCGGGAGCGCAAGGCCAACGATGCCGCCAAAGCAGAGACAGAACAGCAGCTGGCCGAACTGACTCACCGCTATGCGATGGGTAAGATTCTCTACTGCGACTACATCGACGAGCAGGAGCGCATACAGCTCGAAGGCATCGAGCGTCGCATGCTCATCTACCGCACCGAGAGTCTGGAATACCAGAAGCTCAACCGGGAGCGCGAGGAACTACTCCTGAATGGTTCTGAAGAATCGCAGAAACTGACGCTTGCTAACATGCGTCAGCAGCATCAGGAGCGACTGTCGGCTATTGAGGCACAGGCATGGCGCGAGAACATAACCGAGCAGCAGAAGAACGACATGATCTTCCGCGAGGATATGCGCTTCCTAGACGAGCAGCGCATCCTCTACCGACAGGGCACACTGGAGCGCATCAACCTGGAACGTGAGATTTCTGAGCGCGACGAGCAGTACCGGCTGCAGCGTGAACAGTACTATCAGCAGCAGCTGCAGCTGGTGCGCGAGCAGTATCTTAACCAGGCTGACGGCCGGGTGATGGATCTGGCCCTGAAGAACCTTGACGACCTGCACGCCAAGGGACTGCTGAAGGAACAGGAATACCAGGAGGCTCTGCTGGCCATCAAGGCGCAGTATGCCAACTATGAGACTAACAGTGAGCGTGACCAGCGCGTTGGTGCCAATGCCCTGACGGTGGCTCAGAATACCGCCAAGCAGAAGCTCGACAGCGAGGGTTCTTCGTCTGCCAGCCTCCCTATCGTGGGTGATATCATGCTCTACCAGTCCACTATGGAACAGCTGAAGCAGATGTACCAGAATGATGAGATGACCCATGCCCAGTATCTTGCCGCCAAACAGCAGGCTACGGCACAGTTCTGTGCCTCACTGGCATCACAGATGCAGACAGCCTATAACTCCGTCAATCAGGTACTCTCTGCAGCCAGCAACTATTTCTCTGCCCAGCAGGAATACGAGACCGCACAGGTGCAGAAGAAATATGAGAAACAGATCGAGGCTGCGGGCAACAATCAGCGGAAGGTGAAGAAACTCCAGGAGAAACAGCAGAAAGAGGAAGCGGCCATCAAAACCAAGTATGCCAAGCGTGCCGCCGCCATACAGATGGCGCAGGCCGTGGCTCAGACCGCTATCTCGGCCATCAATGCCTACTCATCGGCAGCGGCCATTCCTGTGGTCGGTCACATTCTGGCGCCTATCGCTGCAGGTATGGCCATCGCTGCCGGCATGCTCCAGATAGCCACCATCAAGAAGCAACAGCAGGCGCAGCAGGCAGGCTACTACGAGGGTGGTTTCACTGGTGGTCGTCAGTACCGGCGCGAAGCGGGCGTGGTGCATGAGGGCGAGTTCGTGGCCAATCATCAGGCGGTGAACAATCCCGCCGTCCTGCCATTCCTCAACTTCCTCGACCTGGCGCAGCGCAACAATACCGTTGGCTCCCTCTCGATGCAGGACGTATCGCGCTCCATGGGCGCGGGTGGCTCGACGCAGTTGGTTACGCCCATCGTCAACGTGCAGACCGACAATGATCAACTGAACGGAACACTGCAGCTCGTCAACGAGTCCATTGGTACATTGAACCAGCAGCTGCTTGAAGGCATCAATGCAACCGTTGTCATCGATGGCCCTAACGGGTTTGACCGTCAATATAAGAGATATCTGAAACTGAACAACCGCGTATGATTTACTGTGTTTTGGATGGTGACAGGGTGTATCCTTCCCTGTCGCAGAATATCAAGATTACCCGCGAGAATCCCGAACTGAAGGATAAGGGGTCGTACACGCTCGACGTGACATTCCCCATGAGTATCTATGAGAACCAGGTGAAGTTCCGCCACCTGAACCGCATCGACGTGAGCCTGCAGAAAAACGACTACAAGAGTGCCACGTTGTATGTAGACCACCTGGCCATCATCAGCGGCGTCGGGGTAGTGACCAGCGTGAGCAACAAAGAGGTGAAGCTGCAGATTATGAATGCCAACAGCGAGTTCAAGTATGCAAGCGGATTCGACAAAAGGTATATCGATGATATGTACAAGTGGTGGAATAGTCCGGGATTGCTGGGTGGGAAGTATCTTCCAGGCAATCCGCCTGTCATATCGGGTACGAGCTTCTTTTCTTTGTTCTGGCCAACGATGATTGACTATGACAAGGCCATTGAGTCACAGCATCACGTCGGCGATGCTTCAATAGGCATATATACACCTGTATATGATGAGACAAACGACCGCATCATCAACGAGATTGCCGTGAGTGGCAGCAAATTGATTATGATTCACCAGCAGTGTCAACCCAATCTGTTGTATATGATGAAAAGTGTTTTAGCGACTATGGGATATACTGCTGACCTGTCCGCTATTGACGTTTTCCCCTGGAACAAAGTTTATATTGTCAATACTGGGTGTGTGCTGCCTCACTGGACGGTGGAGCGGTTTATCACGGAGTTCAAGGCGTTCTTCGGTCTCTCGCTCCGTTTTGAGGGTAACAAGGCTGTATTTGGCCGTATCAACTATGATGCGGAGGCAGTGAACTATGAATGTCTGGATGAATTTACCTCTGAATACGACGATGAGGGTATTCAGAGCAACAGTACGAGCAACCTCAGATACAACCTCTATGACTCACCGGAGAAAACGTTCTATACGGAGATTCCTGATGACATACTAAATGCTTTCACCGTCAGAGAATATGCGTCAGAAAGTGCCATGTACAATGCTTTTCCTGCTCTCACGGACACGGAAAAGGCTCAGTCGATATTCTCTACTCCTACAGGATATTTCTATGCCAGAACGGACAGTGTAACTGCGGCTGGTGCACAATACACACTCGTCAGGGCAGGGCAGTTTAACAAACTGGTCAGAGACAAAGACAATGGCGATGCCGAGGAACTGTCTATCGTACCGGTTACCATGGCACGCATCGATACGAAATTCAGACGGCTGACTGTCGATGCAGACAGCAGCGGACTATGGCCGACCGGCGATTTTCGGGTGGATGATGAGCAGAATCTTTCTGTCATTGTTCCTACTGCAGAAAGTGAGGATGCTACGGACAATCAGTATTCCACGGTGCAACAGGCGCTTGAGCTGGGCGATTCTGTCGATGTCTCTACACGTTCAGAATCTGAACGCATGGAGGTGTTCTTCCTCGGTACCGGCACCAAGAGTTTTACCGCTCTTGAAAAGACAGTCACGATGGCCACCATCGGTACTGACCATACGATTGACAGCGACTTCAAGGATAAAGTGTCTTTTGCGCTGTCCAAGGTTCCTGATGGCACCGTATATGTCGGCCAGTTCCATACGGGCAGCAGCCGTATCGATGGCAAGAACCAGCGGTGCATCAAGTTCCTGTGTGATGAGATACCCGACCCGACGCGCATCTATATCTTCCACAACAAACGCTATGGCTGTGAGAAGATAGAGATTCAGATTACGGAGAAGGGCATCGACCAGGTGAAGACTGGCTACTTCTACGAGATTGTTTCATAGGTCGCCGTCCCAGTCACGTAGTTCGACATGGGCCGTGTGCTTTACTTTTGCATAGCGGTTTGTGGTGGCTGCATCGGCATGCCGGGCCTGATCACGGGCTGTCAGAAGTCCGTATTTGTCGATGTTCTCGCTGATGCCGGTGTCCTTCAGCGAGTAGAACTGATAATTGTCCGGCCATCCCAAGGCCTTGCGCATCTTCGCCCACTCCTGCCGGAAGCGGTTCACAGCCACCTGTTCGGTCGATGGCCTCAGGTCAGGACCGAAGATGTAATACTGAGAAGGTGATTTGAAGGTGCCAAGGTCTATCATCAGCTTCAGCACCTTCTTTGGCACCGTCACCTCCTGCCGCTTGCGGTTCTTGGCGAACTTGCCGGGCAGGGTGACGATGCAGTTCTGAATGTCGATGTACCCGATTTTCAGGAAACGCATTTCGTCCGGACGAATGTTCACGTAGTACTCGATATAGCACGCCAGTAGGAAATGCGGATTCTGGGACGTAAGATGTTCGCGCATGGCCGACAGAGCGGACTTTGTCAGCGGCTCGCGCTTCTTTTCCTCCTCGCGCATCTGCTTGATGTCGGCCACAGGGTTGCTGTCCTTTGATATGTATTCCTTATCGATGAGCCAGGATGAGAAAGTCGACAGCCATGTGCGGTAGCCGTTGCGGGTAACCGCTGACACGTCTTTGTCGAAATAGAGGTAGTCCAGGAACTCCATACACAAGCTTCGGTCGAACTCATATATATAAATAAGGTGTGTGTCTGTCTCGTCCAGGAACTGCTCGAAGTTCTTTATTCTGCTCTGGTAGTCATAGACTGTCTTGTCCTTCAGCAGTCCCTTCCGGCCTGCCGCCAGCAGGTACTCCTTATATCGCGGCAGTACTGTTTCCCATTTCGTGAACTCCCGCGTGGTTCGTGCCTTCACAAACGGATTCCAGCCTTCTTTAATCTCACTTACTATCCAATCTATCTTCTGCTTGGCCATCTCGTATTTTGCTTTCGCTGTCTTGTAACGCGTAAGCATATACTTTTTACGGCGCATCTGGTTTGATGCAGGATCAAGAATATAGAAATCGACGTACCACCGCTTTGCCTTGTGAAGCGTGGGGTAGGTCCAGGGATATATTACTTTTCTATTCGAAATTGGATTTTTCTCGTTGGAAAACATTTTTTTTACGTTGTTTGGCGGACCAACCAACGTGATTCTACGGTTTCCTTGATGTCTCGATTTCGTCCCACTTGGAAACGAAAGACTGGGCAACTTGCTATTTCTTAGCTTGTTACCCAGTCGCAGTTGCGGAGGCAGGATGCCCCTTGTGCCGCAAATCACTAGGTTTCAGCCCCTTTTCTCTTTATTTTTCTCTTCTTTTTTATACTCTTCACGGCCCGATTTCGTCCCACTTTTGGGTGTGGGTAGATAACTAGTTATCTAATTATACTTGGTGGTGGAATTTCTCGGCCCGATTTTGTCTGATAGTGTTATTTACCGCTTGGCCAGCTCTATGAGTTGATCGATGCGGTGGTTGAGTTCCGCAATGGTTTTGTCCTGGCGCTCGATGACATCGCGGAGGTGTCTGTTGGTAGCGGCCAGGACTTCCGGGTCGGCAGTCACGTTGTAGCTGCTTACCGTATTGTTGTCGCCTGTCACCTGATTAGTGGCATACTTGGTTTCCCTGTCGAAGAGGTCGTCGATGGGACACTGCAGAAGGTTGGCAATACGCTCGATGGTGTCAGCCTTGGGGTTGGTGTTGCTTTCTATGTCATGAAAAGACGCGTTGCCTGAACGCTCAGGATATACGAAGGCGAAGAAATCCTTTGCCTTTAGACCTTTGCTTCTGACCAATCTTGATACTTTTTCAGAATTATATGCCATTGCCTATACTGTTTGTTTTTACCTTCTACAGTGGGTATATTACCAACTAAACTATTTATAATTAGTCTAAATACCATACTAACAAGGTATTTTATACCATGTTTATTTGGTATTATCATTTATTCTTTGTACTTTTGCTGGCAAATTTACTAATTTTATTTTGATTATGCAAGCGAAATACGAAGAATTAACGAGCTTGGGCCTCCTGTCCTACTACGGCAAACTCACTCAGAAAGAGCGGGTAAGGCTGAAGAACTATGTAGCCCGGAAGTTTGATTTGAGCTATTACACCGTGGACGGAAAGTTTCGTGGAAGAACCAATTTCTCAGCTGCTGAACTGTTGGCACTTCAGCCAATCATAGAGAGTGAGACATGGAAGCAATAGAGTTCTACGTGTGGGAAGGCGAGGTTTGCTACCGCTTAGAGGGCCAAGAGCGAATGCTGCATCCAAGTGACCGGGATATAATCGAGTTTGTCCTGGACAACTTGGAAAAGTATTTCCCCGAAGCTCTGGCAGCACTCAATGATGAATGTGTGCTTTCGATTCCCAATAAGAGATACTACGACTTCCGCCGTGTCAGTCTCTTTATACGTTGCAACTTCGCTGAACACGACACACTGAGCTTCGACATCCAGCGTGGGCTGCTTCACTTTGAAGATGTAAAATGCCCACGTCGAGGCATCTGCCCGCACGAAGGCGTTATCTGCAAGCCGCGGTTCCGCATGCAGGTGCCGAAGGAAGAGGGCAAGGTGGCCATGCTCTATTCGCGCGGACTAACCGCAGACGAAATAGCCAGTGTGCTAAAAAAGAGTATCAAGACGGTGAAGAACCAGCTGGAAAGCGTGCGTAAACGTCTCCATCTGGATAGGACCAGAGACCTAATCAAGATTTTCAGTATATATAACAGTTTTACATTATGGGAGTAGAAGGAAAGAAGAGCAGCTTGCTCAGAAAACTGATGAAGCAGGCAGAATGTCAAAAGCCATCTATAACTCTGACGCATGAGGAATGGCAAACGGTGAACGAAATGTCGTCCTTGATATGTAATGGCATCGCCGAGGCCATCGAACAACAGCCCTATGTTTCGCAAAACGTACTAAACTACACAATGGCGAATGTTGTGGCCATGACGATGAAACTTAATAGTGATATGTTCGGGTATGTTGGAGGCGAAGCAGGCTACATGTCACTTCTGATAAAGAATGCTTGGTCAAGGATAAAAGACAAAGCAATCGATTACGGCTCCAGTGGAGAGCCTGAATAGATTCTTGGCTCAAAACAGCCGCCCTGCCTACTATTGAAGTAAATGATTTTTGCCATACAAATTAAACACTTTGGCGGGGCGGCATTTTTCCCAATTTAATAATTTGCAATATGAAACTACAAGATTTTGAAAACTCCATCATTGCGTTAAACTGCTCGGTGGTATTAGATGAGGTGAAACTCTACAAAGGCCATGTGCGCCGGTTCTTCGGTCACAAGGGCTGCACACTGGTTATGTGGGATGAAAATGGCCGTGGCTACTCATGTACGCTCCAGACGGTGAAAGAGTCTGAAATGCAACACGACACACACAAAGGCGTGAGTGAAAGCTGCTATGACCGCGACAAAGTGTATGATCTTAAATTCGAATGAGACATGATGTATGTAGAAATGACCCAAGACCTCGAGGTCAACCTGATGGGAATGTCATGGGAAGAAGCCGTTGCGCTTCTGCGAATGATTGAGGGTGCCGGGCTGCAGGAGCGTCGTATATTCAACGGTGTGCTTCAGCAGCTGAAGCAGCCTGTGGACAAACTGATGAAATAAACAGATTACGACATGAAGATAGGAGAAAGAGTAATTGTCAGTGCTGCCGTCACGGGCGACGGTGAACAGCACCGCGGCTGGATAGCCGACGTGTATGAGTTCCTGCGTGAGACATTCATCGAGGTCAGGTTCGACAGCCCTGCCGCTGATGGGCGGCTTGGCTGTGTGGTCAGCAATCCGGGAATGATCAGGAAGGAGGGTGTGGCATGAAGATTCCTGTACCGCTATACACCGTCACGGGTATACACTGTGGGGGGGGCAGAAGAGAGTCGCTGAGCCTGCCGTGCAGCCGTCTGAAGGCCATCGAGCTGAGAGACTGGACGCGGAGGGTGTTCGGGAATGTGAGAGTTTACTATGACATTCAAATCAGAGAGTGCAGAAGCGTATGAAAACAGAAGAGAAGTTGAAGGACCTGTTCCTGTCGCTGGGCAGGACAAAGAAAGTAGAGTTTATCAGTGATAATATCGACTATGCGTCAGACTGTGCCATCGTGCAGCATGTCGGTAGTTATATCTTCGACATCTTGGAAGATTTATGGGAGGACGACAACATCGATGGTGTCATAAGATTTCTGGAGAGTAAAGGATATAAGGTGGAAAAGAATACATGAAATGCCAATATGAAGAAACTAAGTGAAGACCTGAATCCCAAGTGCAAGAAGATATCGCAGGAGACGCATGATTATCTGTTTAAGGTGTCCGGTGGTGCCGACTGCCTGGCATGGGACATGCACATCCTTGCCGATAAGCTAGCAAAGGACTATGCCACCGGCTATGAAGGTCTGGTGTGGCTCCAAAACATGGCTGCGCGTGTCGATGCCTTATCCAGTGAGATAGTGGAAGTGATTAACCGTCTCGAAGACGAAAACAAAATGCCGGAATGAGAGTGTATATCAGCGGAAAGATTGGCGAGGCTTGGGCAGGTGAGGCCACCCGCGAGAAGTTTGCTAAAGCAGAAACTTCTCTCAAAGCCCTGGGACATACCATATTCAACCCCACAACGAGTGGGCTGGGTGATAGTGCTGAAGCGTTGCGGAGTCTGCAGGTCAGAGTTCACAATGGAGGCGATTATGCACAGTGCTATATGCTGAAGCATTATGAAAGGCGTAGCTGGTACAGCAGCATCCTTCTGCTCGACCTCGACGAGCTTTCGTGGTGCGACGCCATCTGCCTGCTGCCCGACTGGCGACAGTCGCCGGGAGCAAAGGTGGAACTGGCCTATGCACAGGCTATCGGGCTGAAGATATATGAGTTGAATCAATACCAGACATTGATAGAATGGAAGTAAACTGAAACAACATGAAGACACCTATTACATACTACGGAGGCAAACAGCAGCTCGTGCCAACCATACTGCCGATGATACCCGACCATCGGCTGTATGTAGAACCATATTTCGGTGGCGGTGCTGTGTTCTTCGCCAAGAGACCATCCTATTTAGAAGTCATCAACGACATCAACGAGAACCTGATGACCTTCTATTATGTAGTGAAGAACGAAACGCTCTTTGACAGTCTTTACGAGCGGGTGCAAGAGACTCTGCACAGTGAGGCCTTATACAAGAAAGCCAAGCGCATTTTCTTCCGGACAGACCCGATGGTTGACAGTCAGGTGGATATTGCCTGGGCGACATGGGTACTGACCAACATCAGTTATAGCGGTAGTCCTGTAGGTGGTTGGAAGTGGGACAATGGCACAGCAGGTTCCCATACTGGAATAGTCATGGAACACTACCGTGAACAATTCACGCGCAAGTTGCATCAACGCCTACAGAACGTGCAGATTTCTCAACGTGATGCCATCGATGTCATCAAACAGCGCGACACCGCTGACACTTTCTTCTATCTCGACCCTCCATATCCAGGATGCAACCAGAAGCACTACAAAGGGTTTACAGACAAAAATCTGGAGGAACTGCTCGTAGTTCTGGAAAACATAAAAGGAAAGTTCTTGCTTTCCAACTATGCCAGAGACGTGCTTGTAGAGAAAGCACGGACAAATGATTGGTTTGTTTTTCGTAAAGAAATGCCTCTGAAGGTTGCCAATTTCCACGGTAACAGTCGGCGCAAGACCGAAGTGCTTGTCTGCAACTATCGGCCAGCCCGTCAAGAGGCACAACTGTTTCCGGAATGATTGTATTTTGCTTTCCGGCGGCTTAGTCCTATCTTTGCCGCCGGTCACTAAGACGAGAACGATATGATACCAGTACAGAAGATCTATGATGCCACGCGCCAGGGGCTTGATATTATCCTTTGGATATATCCTCAGGCTGCTGAGTGCGTAGGCGTGAAAGGCAAGAAATTCAAGGTGCGCGATGAGAAGACGCCTTCTGCTTGCCTCTATCAGCGCAAGAGTGAGAAATATGGTGATATATGGGGCGTGACGGACTTCGGTGGCGAGGGGTGGCGCTCTGCCATCCAGCTCTACATGGAAGACCGCCACCTCTCGCAGGACCGCTTCAACGAAGCCGTGCTGCAGATAGCGGCACAGTTCAACGTCACCGACGAGCTGGACCGCTCCATCAACAAGGCCGACTTCACCGAGCGCGATGCCCGTGCCGACGAGCCGGACGGCCATCGCGACTTCGAAACTAAGGACTTCACCAAAGAAGAACTGGCCGTGCTGGGTCCCAACGTGACGCAGGAACACGTCGAGGCGCTGCACTGGCACTCGGTGAAGTGGTTCAGTTATACCAAGGACCGTAAGACGCGCATCCGCTACAGCAACGAGCACTATCCTATTTTTATGCGCGAGTGCGTGGTGAAGGAGGCTCGCACGCTGCCAGACGGCACGGAACAGGAGGAGGTGAAGTTCTACAAGGTGTATGAGCCGCTGAACCCCGATAAAGGCTACCGATTCCAGTATTTCCCTGCAGGTGTAAAGCCCGCAAAATATATCAATGGCCTGCGTGAACTGATCCGGGCAAAGGAGCAGTTCAATGCAAAGGAACAGAGAGAATGGGAGTCCACGCATACCGAAGATGAACCCTACAAGCCGCAAAAACTGCGTGAGGCCTTCATCTGCTCGGGCGAGCGCGATGCGCTGTGCTGCCGGTCGCTGGGCTACATGCCCCTGTGGTTCAATAGCGAGACCTATCACCTGGCCGACGATGAGGTGCGCGAGATTATGCAGCACGTCGACACGCTCTACAACATTCCGGATATTGACGAGACGGGAGTGAGGAAAGGCACGGAGCTGGCACTACGCTTCATCGACGTGCGCACTGTCTGGCTGCCCGACTGGCTGGGCAACTACCGCGACAACCGGGGCAAACCACGCAAGGATCTGCGCGACTGGATGGAGCTGCGCCACACGAAGAAAGAATTCAAGTTCCTGATGCAGATGGCCATGCCTGCCCGCTTCTGGAAGACCACGACCAACAAGAAGACTGGCGAGACACGTCACTCGATAGACACGGCCTGCCTCTACAATTTCCTGAAGCTGAATGGCTTCTATGCGCTGCATGATGACAACCAAAAGGACACCAGATACGTTAAGATAGACGGCTACATCGTGCGCTCAGTGACGCCGAAAGACATCCGCGAGTTCGTGCGCCAGTGGGTCATCGAGCAAGTACGCGACTTGTCAGTACTTAACCTGGTGCTCGACACGCCCAAGCTGTCGGCCGGAATGCTGGAGAGCATCGACGAGATCACGCTGGACTTTACCTCTTTTGATGCCCGTAGCCAGCTGTTCTTCTTCCCCAACGTCTGCGTCCGGGCCACTGGCAGCGGCCTGGAAGTCATCAAGAAACAGGACTTCAAGTTCCAGAACTATGTGTGGGCAGAGAATGTCATCGGCCACGACTTCCGACTGCTGGATGACTTCTTCACCGTTAATAGGCACGTCGACGAGGACGGCCAGACAAAGTTTACTATCACCGTGAATAAGGTAGGGTCGAACTTGATGGGCTACTTCATCAACTCGTCCCGGCTGTTCTGGCGCAAGGAGATGGAGACGCGCTTCAACAGCGACCAGGAACGCCAGCAATATCAGCAGGCGCATCGCTTCGACATCATGGGCGAGAGCCTGACCGACGAGGAACGCCAGGAACAACAGCAGAACCTCATCAACAAGATCTTCACGCTCGGCTACATGCTGCACCACTATAAGAGTCCCTCACGTGCCTGGGCACCTATGGCCATGGATAACAAGATTGGCGAGGAGGGCGAATGTAACGGCCGAAGCGGCAAGTCATTCTTCTTCAAGGTACTGTCGCTGCTGATGAAGACCGTCAAACTCTCCGGACGCAACCCAAAGCTGATGGACAATCCCCACGTGTTCGACCAGGTGACGCAGCACACCCAGATGCTGCTCGTGGACGACTGCGACCGCTACCTGAACACTGGCCTGTTCTACGACAACATCACGAGCGACATGACCGTCAACCCGAAGAACAACCAGTCGTTTACTATTCCCTTCGAGGAAAGCCCAAAGATAGCCTTCACGACCAACTACGTGCCCGCCGACTTCGACCCGTCGAGCGAGGCACGACTGTTATATATGGTGTTCTCTGACTATTATCACCAGAAGACCGAGGAAAATGACTACCGAGAGAGCCGGAGCATCCGTGACGACTTCAACAAGGATCTTTTCAGCAAGACATATTCCGAAGAGGAGTGGAACCAGGATCTTAACTTCATCCTTCAGTGTGTCAAGTTCTACCTCTCCGTGAGTGGCGAGCCGGTGAAGCTGCTGCCGCCGATGACAAATATCATCTATCGCAAGCACAAGCAGGACATGGGTGCCAACTTCGAGGACTGGGCGCAGGTGTACTTCTCTGTCGACGCCGGCCGCCTGGACACGTTCTTGCCCCGCGCCCGTGTATTCGAGGACTTCAAAGCCAACGGTGGCCGTGTGCAGGGCATGACGCCGCAGACATTTATGCGAAAACTTAAGGCCTTCGTGCTGCTCTGTCCCTGGATCGACGAGCTGAACCCCAAGCACCTGCAGAACTCCAGCGGGCGCATCGTGCGACGTGAGGAGGGTGCTGCACCAGGCTCCAGTCCGGTGGAGATGATATATATGAAGAAGTCGGCAGAACCGCAGCCAGCGGCCACGCCGGAGCCTGAGGAACAGGAACTATGGCATGACGGCGATCCCTTCTGACGATGTGTGTTATTTCCTTTCTACCTTCTAAATAATAAGTACGCAAAAAGGCAATTTAATCTATATGCAAAGGTACGCATTTTTTCTGAAACCGCCAAACGTTTAGGCGATTATTTTCAGCCTTTATGCAGGTAATCTTTTGAGAGCGCAGCCCCCCGCCAGCAGAGGTAATCAGAAAGAGGCAGCAGAGTGACAAAACCGGGTCACCTGCTGCCTCTCTTCCGTCCCCATGGGCGACCACCATTGCCATCCAGACACCAGCCAGCCACATCGTGGCCGTCGCTGCCCTCTCCCATCCCTTTCCATTTTCGTACTAAAATTCTGTAACTTTGTAACAGATGTCGGTGAAACCTTCGGAAAGTATAGTAAACAAAGGAGTTTCGGGCGGTTTCGGGGTGTTTACAAAGTTACGTTACAAACTGTGACAAAAATCTCTTTTTGTAAACAAAGGGAAGTTTGTAAACAGCAGAAATTAACAGAAATTTGCAGGAAAACGGCCCTGTTTACAAACATTTCTGCCACAGATTTTTGTATCACGGTTTTGTATTAGATACAAAGTGACTGATTTACAAATATTTACCGCCGTTCGATAGTCCTGTTACAAAATTACAGAAATTTCGGACGGAATTACATCAGCGTAAGGAAGCGAAAATACTTACTGAAGTTAGATTTTTCTTACTCTATGCATTATTTTCGCAGAAATTTACTAACTTTGCATTGTTTTTACCACTAACAGTTATGAGCAAGTTCGTTATTTATGTAGAATTAAAACCCTTCATCGCCCAGTGGGCGGTGCACCATTTCGGCTGTCCTATTGAGTTCCCGCCTCAGTCAGTGGGCAATGCCCGTATCATCGCCATTCTCAGGAAGCGCCCTGATGGGGCTGAACCTGATGTGGAAAGAGACGGACTGACACCGGTGGCCATCCCGTACTCCAAACAGAAGGATCCTGAGTCGTGGAACTATGTGACTCCTTCAGGCAAGCGGTTCATTGCTGAATACATCGAAGCTCTGTTCAAGGACAATCTCTACAAGGAGTTCAACGAGATGTGTAGCGAGGACTCTAAGCTCCAGACGGCAGCATATACCTGGTGCGAAATGCACGGAATAGATATCGACTATGCTGACACAATCCGGCAAAGGTTCTACCGGGAGCGAGAACGCCTATTGTCATGTGGCGTTGACCTCAGAAAGCGAAACAGGATGAAAAAAAATAAAAAAAGTTAAATCGCGCAAAGATTCTCCCCATAAAGACACCCTGTTTTGTTCACGCACGAATATTTATAAACAGTTAACAACAATTAAGAACAGTTATGAACTCTCCCAGAAATGTCATTGGCATTGACCGCTTACAGTCAGGAACAATCATCGGACTTCGCAAACTCAGTACGTCGTGTGTTGCTATCTCTTCTGTCAATTCATGGGAGAGCATTCCTATAAAGGTTCCTGCGCGACTGACAATCAGTGATAAAATAGAGGATGGTGTGCGCCTGCATGCTGCACAGCTTATATTTCGCACATGCGAGGAACCTCATGAGATAGAGCGAATGGTCTATCGCTGCAAAACTGCTGATGGCAGATATTACCTGATTGGCAACAATGAGAGACCGTATCCTGTCACCACGGTCAATGACAATCACCCGGACAATATGACGGACTCACAGCTCTATGAAGTCACCGTCAACTACACATCAGCCGGAAAGATCCCCTATATACAATAATATCGTGTAGTTTTTAGTTGCCTCCCTCTGTGCTACCTTTGCCGAAAAACAAAGGCAGCATGATGAAATATGATCTTTACTTGACTGGCACTGTCGGTGGATGGGGTATCTCCGCCGACTACGTGAAATATATCCTGGATAAGAAGAAAGACCAGCCCGTCGACGTGGCCATCTGCTCGCTAGGCGGCTATGTCACTACAGGTCTAGAAATATACGAGCTGTTTAAGAACCACGGCCAGGTGACGTGTTACTTCCTGGGTATGTCTGCCAGTGCCGCCACTTTCATGGCTATGGGTGCCAAGAAAGTGGTGATGTCCAAGAATGCCCTCATCCTCATTCACAACGCCATGGGCGCAGTGTTTGAATGGGGCAATATGAACAAGGAGCAGCTTGACGAACTGGTCAAGCGCCTCCAGTTCCAGCGCTCTCAGCTGAACACCATCGATGACGTACTGGCTGAGATCTACGCTGAAAAGAGTGGCAAGCCGGTGGACGATGTAAAGGCCAAGATGAAGGTGGCTGCCTGGATAAAGGCCACTGATGCCAAGGACTTCGGCCTGGTGGATGAAGTCACCGAGCCGGAACAGATGCCGACCAATGTACGGAACATTTATACTAATTCACTGATAAAGGATATGGGTCTACCAGCCTTGCCCAAGGGCTTCAATCCAGAAACGGGCGAGGAGAATCCAACTACAGGCGTTCTCCAAAAGGTCGTGGAGATGCTGAAAGGACTCATGCCGGAACCCGCGACCAATTACAGTCATAACAAGATGATCAAAGTATTTACTTCCGTGATGGCTTTGCTGTCCATCACTGACGGCTTCAAGCCGGACGAGCAGGGCAATGTGTCCCTGACGCAGGATCAGCTGAAGACCATCGACGATGAGCTGAAGAAGCAGAACGATGCCTGTAAACAGGCTTCCGACGTGCTGAAGAAGCAGAAGTCGACCATCGAACAGCTGACAAAGGAGAAGAATGACCTTGAGGAACAGGTGAAGAACCTGAAGGGTTCTGCCGGTACCAAGGAGGAAGAGAAGGTTGACGGTGCCGGGAATATCCTGAGTGCCGCCAGCGAGTTGTTTAACTCTATCAAAGACGCTCTGTAAGCTATGGATCCTAACACACCTATTTTCAATGTCGGTCAGCCTGTGGTAGATCCGCAGACCACCTTTACCCCGGCTTCTCTGAGCTCTGCTTTCCAGAAGTACCGCACGGAGTTGGCCACCATGCCTATGTATTCCATGGCCAAGGCTATGCAACACATGGGCTATCGTGACGGCATCCGATACAAGGAACACCTCCACGAGATGAAGGGCAACTTCCAAATGGGTAACTATGATAAGTACAAGAAGGGAAGTGGCGCCATCGAGATTGCCCAGCGTACACTGGAGACTTTCTTCGGTAACTGCATCGAACCCATCGACCCCAACAGCATCTATCAGAGTCTGTGGGGAAGCGACGTGACCAAGGGCGAAGGACTGAAGAACGTGCCCTGGGTGAAGCGCATCTGTGCCTACATCATGGCTCAGCTGGGTGAACACATGTACGACGAGATGTGGACGGCCAAGCACGATCCTGAGAACACCACCGAGACGGCTAAGTGGTTCAACGGCTTCTGCACTCTCGAGAACATCGAAATCAAGGCTGGAACCATGTCGCAGGAGATTGGCAACCTCTACCAGTTGCCTGAGGATATCACTCCTGAGAATGCCGAGGATATCATCAATGATTTCTTCTGGGGTGATGTGGCTTCCGGATGGCCAGGCATTCACAGCAAGCTTCGTGACCAGCGCGTTAAGATCTTCATGAACGACCACACCAAGCACTGCTACGAGGTGTCGTATCAGAAGAACCATGGTTCGCTGCCATACAACCTGCAGTTCGAAAAGGCACATATTGAGGGCAAGGAAACTGCCGAATTCGTTGGTTTGGGTAATGTGCCCAAGAACTACCTGTCTATCACTCCTAAAAACAACATCCTGACGCTTTGGAATCAGCGCACCGCTGATGAGACGTTCCTGGTTAAGGAGTCGAAGACCTCTCACTACGATGTTGACTTCCTGGCCAACATGTTCTATGGCGAGCAGTACCGCTTCATCAACAAGGAAATGTTCTGTGTGGCCCGCACGGCTGCTGAGATTGCTGCTGCCAAAGCTTAGTAAGTAACCCGTAAAAACTGAAAAATATGGCTGATTTGAAAACACGCTGCGCAGACGATGCCGCTCTCTATGAGGACATCGACTTCTGCTTGGGCGACAAGTCGCTGCCTGGCACCCGTAACCATGGTTACTATATACCGCGCCGTGACATTAAGACTTTCCCACGTCCTGCCGGTTCTTCGGCTGCGAAGATGGAGGATGTGGCTGTCATCAAGTCCAATATCGAGTTGTATGCTGACAAACTCTGGAAACGCTTTGCCCTCGTACCCAACGAGAGCGAACCTACTGCAGAAGGCCAGGGCAGCTATGGTTCGAAGACCATGCTCAACAAAATCACACTCGTTCTGCCTGGTACCGGGAAAAAGGCCACTGGCTTCATCTCCCAGCTGAACAACGACGACGTGGTGTTCCTCATTCCGATGGCCGACGGCAAATGCCGTCTCTTCGGTTCTCCTCTCTATCAGGCTGAGATAGCCGTGAGCCAGGCTTATGGAAAGACTGCCACTGATGCCAACACCACAACGGTGGAGGTGAGCGTGACCGATGAGTTTGCAGCTCCCTTCTATGAGGGTGAGTTCAAAACTTCTGAGGGTACGTTCCTCGGCACGACAGACGAACTGAAGCCTGAAACGAATCCCTGATTTCTCCTTTCATGTCGTAATAAGGTGACCGTGGGGCGGTCTCACACGCTAAGACGGTGAGATGGCCCCACTTTTAATTTCAAAAAATATGATAGATCCGAAATTTACTGAAAAGATTGCCCGCTGGCTTGACAGTGAGCACACCACAACAGAGCAGATAGAGGATGGTGCCCAGCTGCTGCTCTCTTTGAATCGCGATGGGGCCATGTACCAGCGCATCATGCGCCGGCCACAACGAGAACTGAAGTTCCTCGAATACAAGTTGCAGCGGTTCCTCCGTCTGCGTCAGGACGGCCAGACCATCCGCGACGTCATCAAACTCAACGATGAGATAATGCCGGTACTGAAGACTGTTACCGACAAAGAACCGCTGCCCGTCGAGGGTCAGGCTGTGCTTCTCCCCGTTGAAGAACCTGTAGGTAGTGACCAGTATGTGCGCAAGGGCATACGTCCCGACCACGACAAGTTGCCTGCCAGCATCCAGGCTATCTGGCCTGCTAATGCAGAGCGCTGGAAGAAAATCAAAGAGGCTTACGAGACCTGCAAGCAGCTCACTGAACCTTGCGACCGCTACGAGTACCTGAAGGTGCTCATAGATACATGGTACAAGTACAAGCAGGATATGGCCCGCTACGATGATTACCAGCTGACCGCTGATGGCGGTTCTGAGGGTGAGGGTGCTGCTGATCAGACTCCGACACTCACTCCTAAACAGGAGCAAGATTTGAAGAATGCTGACAGTTACATCTCGAAGAACCTTCCCCAGATGCAGCAGCTGGCCGCCGCTGCCAAGGAGGAGAACTTCAATGATAAGCAGAAGAAGGCTCTCGAGAGTCTGCGCCAGCGCATCCAGCAGCGTGTCGATGTACTGTTGAAGTGTGGCCGCACGCTCACCGATGAGCGTCGTGAGCAGCTGCTGCAGTGTGACATTAAGGTTAGTCTCGAAGCCGCTGGTGCTGAGGACAATACCGAAACCCCGCAGACCGATGAGCAAGGGCAAGAGTCCGAGTGAGTTTCTGCGTCCCATGGCCACGCACCCGTTGCAGTCGCATCTGGGGCGTGGCCTTCACACGCTGGGACTGCTGAGCTGGATCTTGGAACAGACTGGTCCGGCAGATGTCTATGTCAGCACCTTCTCAACGTCTGATGCCTTCCTGAGAGGATTCTATAACCTGAAGAAAAAAGATCTGGTACTGAAATCGGTGCTATTGGCGGACCTGAAGGCCTCGAAGAAAACCTACCGCCTCTATAAGGAGATGCAGCAGAATTTCGATGCCGTCTATCTCTCTCAGAACCACTCAAAGGTGGTACTGGTGCAGAACGACCGATGGACGGTGACGGTCATCAGCAGCCAGAACCAGACGTATGGCGACCGTGCCGAGTGTACGCTGGTTACCACCAATCAGGAAATATTCTACCAGCAATATTGTGGATTCCGCGAATTAGTGGATAACAACTCAATTCAGTTAAATGGACTATTCGAACGACTTATTGAACAAAATAAAAGACCTTGCCAGTCAACTGACTCCCCCTCAGGAGATTTCCGCATTATTGGATATTGATGAGACGGAGCTGTGTGCGGACATCAACACCTTGGGCCATCCGGCCCGCAAGGCTTTCATGAAGGGTTATAGTGAAACTGCCCTCCGACTACGCAAGCAGAATATCGACCTGGTGAATGCCGGCAGTCCTGCAGCGGACGAAGCCTGCCGCGTCTATCTGCGCCGCATGACACGTGATATAGAAATATGAGCCTTCCTGTCAACATAGACCAATACGCCGACTACCTGCCAGTGGACAGCAGCGAACTGCGCCTGCAGATGGTGCCTGAAGACACCATCTTGCGGGTGGAACGGCTGCGCGAGCTGAGCAGCTACTGGCGCAGTTATCCCAGCACGTCGCCCAAGGAACTGGTGAGCCGCTGCATGCAGCTCTTCCATGTGGGCAAGAGTCAAGCGTATGACGATATCCATCTGCTGAAGATTCTTATCGGCAACCTGGAGGCAACCACCAAGGAGTTTGCCCGGTGGCGGGTGAACCAGATGATAGAGGAAGACCGACAGGCCGCACGGCGTGATGGCGACTGGCGGGCCGTGGCCTCGATGCAGAAGAACTACATCCTGAACAACCAGACGGATAAGCCGGACACACCTGACATGGCCTTCGACAAGATTGTGCCGCTACAGATAGAGCCAACGGATGACCCGAGCGTGCTGGGCATCAAGGCACCCAAAAACCTCCGTGCCAGACGCGACAAACTCATCAAGCAGTATTCGAAGGACGATGAATATGCTGAATATACTGAGGTGCCATCGACCGATGATAAGGAGGAAAAGTAATGGCCGAGAAGCAGAAGCAATATTTCAACGACGCGCAGCTCTACCCGCTCTATATGTCGCCACGCGACCTTGTTTGCGAGATGGGGCGTGGCACGGGCAAGGGCCTCATTGATGCTGCCCGGCTGATGCAGGTGATGCAGTGGATGCCCGGCTCCTGCACCGGCTTTGTCTCTCCCTCTTTCAAAAAGTGCCTCACTACCACGCTACCCTCGCTCCTGGTGCACTGGGAGCGATGGGGCTATAAGCGCGATATTCACTACACCGTCGGCAAGAAACCGTGGAAGGCCTTGAAGTGGAAGGATCCTATCTTCACCCCGCAGAACTGGGAGAACTGCATCGGCTTCTATAATGGCTCTGTCTGCCAGATCATCAGCCAGGACCGCGAGGGTATGAGCAACGGCATGTCGATAGACCATGTCTTGATAGACGAAGCAAAGTTCGTGGAATACGAGAAGCTGAAGAACGAGACGATGCAGACCAACCGTGGCAACGAGATGTACTTCTCTAAATGTCACCTTCATCATGGGCTGACCATCACCTGCGACACGGCCACCACAAAGAAAGGATCCTGGTTCATGAACTACGAGCAGAAACAGGACAAGGAGCTGGTGAAGGTCATCGAGGGACTGGTGTACCTGAAGTGGCAGAACCAGCAGCGCATGAAAGCCCACCCGGAGCGGGCCAAATACTACCAGGCAGAAATTCAGAAGCTGGACCGTGACTTGTTCCTGCTCCGCAAGAACTGCCTGCTGTACTGCCGCTATCCCTCGCTGTTCAACCTGGCCGTGCTGGGTGAGGACTTCATCCGCCGCATGAAGCGCGACCTGCCGGCACTGACGTTTGCCACCTCGATCATGTGCAAGCACATCGGCATAGCCCGCGATGGCTTCTACGGATCCATGCGCGAGAGCGTCAACTGGTACACGGCTCCCAATACATCGAAGCTGGCACTGGAGATGGTAGGTAGTCTGGAAGACAGCTGCCTGCTGGATGCTGACTGTGACCCGAATGCCCCATTGGTGATAGCCTTCGATGCGAACACGAACATTAACTGGCTCGTGGTCGGCCAGGTGGGCATTGACGGCAAGCTCTATGTGCTGAAGTCGTTCTACGTGAAGTACGACACCATCGATGCCGTCGTGGCGCTCTTCAATGCCTATTACAAGTACCACAAGAACCGTCAGGTGTACTTCGTTTTCGACTCGACGTTCAAGGGGCAGGGCTACGGTGCCAACCAGAACGAGGACTTCTATATTCTCATCACCAACTTGCTTCTTTCTGCCGGATGGGTGGTGGAACAGGTGTACATCGGCAATCCCATGCACCACGTGGACAAATATCATCTCATCAACCGCATGTTCGTAGGCAAGGCCGCCCATCAGGTCTTTATCAACCAGGATAACAATGCAGACCTCCTTCTCTCGATCACTACCGCCGCCATCTACAATGAGAAGAAGGATAAGCGAGGCGAGAAGCTGGCCGAGACAGAGGAAGACAAGCTCGAGGCCCGCACCGACGGCTCTGATGCTTTCGATACCCTGTGTATAGGTGTGGAGAAGTTCATCCCGGCATACGCCTTGCAGGCATCGACAGGCTTTACCTCTTATTTTGGTGGCTAACTGTCAGCTACGACAATCCCTGTACTACTTTCTCATAATGATTTGTTTATGTAATCCTGGCAGGCTTCCGCAGTGATGCGCAGGTCTGCTTATTTTATGATGGATGCCACTGCCCATGTTGTCAGTTCCTGTTTGACATTTGGCCACGACCGCAAATGTTCTTTTCCTTCATGACTTGATTTTGTGATGTCATAAGGTTCTTGAATGGATGACTGTCATCTTCTAATTGCGCCCACCGTGCCCCGCCCACCCTGGCCGTAGCGGTGCCTGTAGGCAGCACTATTGCCCGGGGACGGTGGGCGCAGCGGGTATAACCCGCGGTTTTGGTATGCAAAGCATCTGTGTAGGTGGCCCATCAGCATCCTTCATGCGGTTCTTCTGCCTAGTGGTGGCAGCGGATGTGTCAATAGGTTTCTCCCTCACACTTGGCTCTCTGCCGCCTCGGTAGATGGTTGACGATACCGGATATTACCTGCTTGTGCGATTCCCGGACGGCTTTTTCTCGTTGAAGCGATGTTGTAACTGGATTCTATGTGCCATAATGATTTTACTTGTTTCGACATGTTTTTCCACTTGCCTCTGACACTCTTCTATTTTTCCTTTGCAAAGTTAGCGCAGGCGGCATTCTGCAAGGTCAAGCAGCGTTGTCTCTAAAATTTTTCAAGGAATTTGGGGTGCAGTTGCGCCGGAAACCAAATTCCCAAGGCCGGGGCTTGAATAATTTTCGGCCAAACCTTGCATTTGCATGCCTTCTCCCTGCTGCTCTTTTATGCACGTAAAAATTACAAAGAGCGCCCAGGCGCAAAACATTAAAGTCGAACAAATAAAAATCAAACAATTATGACACATCCAGTTCAAACATCATCGCTTTTCAACAAGAGCCGTCTTTACAGCAATCGCTACTACAGCGGTAATCTCTATCAGGTAGTCGTCAACACCGAGGATGGCGAGAGCTATGAGTATGAGGTAGAAGCCGACACATTTGCCGATGCCACCAAGCAGGCTGAGAACTTCGCACTGGACCTGATGGTCGATATCACCTACATAGAGTGCTACTGCATGTAACAGTCATCCAGCGTCATTCAAGAACCAAAAGTATAACATCAAAAAATTTACAAGTCATGGAAAAAAGAGAAATTATTGCATCGATCGTGAAGTCAAACAAGAGTGACAACAATGTATGGGCAGTGTCCATCACTGGAGATGAGCAGCCGAGCGCACACTGCAAGACAGCCTACAAGGCTATGCGTTTCATGTTCCTTCTGAAAAAGCAGACGGGATTGTATATCGCAGCAGAAAGCCTCGCCCAACTGTCAGCGGAGATAGCCTTCCGGAAGGCTGAGCAGGCTGCCGAGGAAGACCCTCAGGGGTTGAACGAAGCAACAGAGGTGCAGGCCGACGAGCCAAAACCCAAGGCCAAGCGCAAGCCTCGCTCGAAGAAATCTGCAGAAACGGCGGCAGTTCCTCAATGAAGGGGCTGCTGCTTTTGTCTTACCCTGTAATAGTGATAGCCATGATGAAGTTCGCCCTTTACAGCTACATCCCACAGCGGTTCCAGAGGAGAGCCACGTTTGAGGAGCAGGATATCTGCCGGATGATCATCGGCTTCAAGGACGGCAGAAACGTTTACACACGTTGGGCTGCAAGACAGTTCTCGAGGGCGTTGGCAGCTATGGACCTGACTGATACCGTTATCGTCTGTATCCCTGCAAGTACGAAGTACGCACACATCCGTAGATGGAAACGGTTCTCTCAGCTGCTTTGCAAACAGACGGGAGCTGTTGACGGTTTCAGCCATATCGAGGTGTGCGGCAACCGCAAACGGGCACACATCACTGGTGAATACGAGCTTGCCACGAACATCAAGCACCTGGTCAACATCGACGCTGACTATTTCAGAGGTAAGAACGTGTTGGTCATCGACGATATCTACACCACAGGGCGTTCATCGGATGCGTTCATCAGTGCCATCGAGGCCACAGGTGCACACGTCCGTATGGCCATGTTCCTGGCAAAAACCAGATGGTTCGGCTATCATAGAGATTAAGCAGGTTTGAATCTGCTTATTTTCTACATGGTGCTGAAAGAGGCGATGCCACATTCAGCCGTTCTTCAAGCAGCAGTAAGGTGTCATTTGGAAAACTATGGGCAACGTTATGGCTCATGGGAGCCGACTCTTATGCCTATAGTTTTCCGGATGATACCTTACCTCTGCCTCTTTCTCATGGCCAAGGCCATCTTATTGCCCGCCCTCGACCCCCTGCGCACCTGAACGTCTGGACAACGTTCCTGTATGTTCTGATGGCATGGCGCTGTACTCCGCTCCATTCCGGTGCCATGTTCCTTCTGGAGAGTCTAATCGGCTGACAGGTGGCTGTTCGGATGGGAGAGAAGGTGAGATGGCGTAAGGTATGCCACCATCTCGCCTACACACCCATCCGTGCCAAGGCACCACGGCCACTTGTCATCCAGACACTCCTGCCAGGAACGTGTCACACTACTCTTCACTGCGACAGTCGCTCATGCCGTCAGAACATACGATGTCATACTGACATCAAGGTGCTTGCCTATAGAAAGCCGTTGGCTTCATCGGTATGGGCACAGGAAGTTGGCATGGTCAGACATACAGGGCAAGGGCAAAGGCGACTGTCACTGTCTCTTATGCAGATAGAGGGCAGGCCACCATCAGCAGAGACAGGGGCAGAGGACAAGCCCACTGCCTGATGACGGTCGCTTACTTTGCCCTTGCTTTATCCTGTATGTCTGACCATGCCAACACCCTGCACCCCATGCAAGCGACACTATGGCGATGAAATAGTCACCCCATAGAGTCGCCAGTACCGCGGATGCGCCTCGCTGCTGCCCCTGCCTCGTTTTGACCCTGCCCCGACAACTATCCCCATACGCTGTGACAAAAATACGTGACATATTCCGCTATGGCAAGTGGGGCAAGTCGCTCGCGGGCGTAGGGCGGTGGGGGCTGCTTTCGCAGTTGAGATGCGCTTTTTGCGCACCGCGCGGCCCGAAAAGTCCCTAAAAATGGACTTTCCGGGTAAAGAGGTAGTGGAAAAATCTGGAAAATTCCCGCAAATCACCGCGTGACTTGCCACCACTTGCCGCCTGATGGGCGACACTTGCCGGACTTTTCGAGGCGACTTGCCACGAAAAGCGGGAATTTTCCGGCTCTTTCCACTTTGTTGCTCATTCCTTGCTCGATGCAAGGAAAATTTTGTACCTTTGCAGCGGCAAACTTTAATTTACTTCAATATGAGAAAGATTCTATTTGTATTAGCGATGACTTTGATGAGCCTTGGCGCACAGGCTCAGAATGTAACGAAACCGGGTGAACCCTATTCCGTTTTTTGTGATTTGGCTGGTTATAACACATGGGGGTATGGTAAGGTGAAAGTACGTCTTGATATGGGGCGAAAGCAATTGAACAAAGAGGGCTACGAATCCATTTATGATGGCGAAAAGAAGCGTAAGTTCAATACTATGATGGAGGTGCTTGACTATATGGCCAAGAGAGGATGGACTGTACATTCTACCTATGTGATTACAGAAAGCATGTCAAAACAGAATGTGCTTCATTTCCTCTTAGAGAAACAAGTTACGGATGACAGCCAGATTGATGAAGGTTTGGAGCTTGGAAACGAGGAGTAGGGTGTAAAATGACAAAGGAAGACTTCGTTGATGAGTTGTTCTTTAACGGCATCAATATTTCCTTGTTCACTTTACCACACAAGGAACTACTTGTAAACATTGGCGAGAACGAAGAAATGCGCCAGGCAGCCATCAAACACCTGAAAGATACATGTAGTAACATCACTTTCCTTCTTAATGGTCTAAGGACAGAGGAGGATTTTGAACGATATTCAAAAGCTTATGAGGTATCAAAGAAAAGATGGTTTTCCTTCTTGAAGGACCAAGGCGATAAGATTGATGAAAAGAAACTTGAAGAATATAAAAAAAACGTTCAAGCACTCATCTGTTTTATTGAAAATGGAAAATAATTAAAAAAATCCCGAAATCGTTTGGCGGTTTCGGGAATTTTTTCTACCTTTGCTCCCGCTTAACAGACAGTGGTAGACCACTCGGCAGGGCGCACGTCAGACGCCTAAGCATCATGCTGGGGCATTTTTTATGCCTATAGTGCATCCGTATAACGGCTGCCATCTCGTAGATAGAACTGCCCTCTGGGTGAGTCACTGTCTGTTAAGCAACGGGATGTGCAGCCGTTTCTCTGTATCTCCGTGCCGGCGAGGTTCACCGGCTGCTTAACAGACAGTGCAATATGCAACAGACAATTCAACTCGGGCAGGTTCAGCCCTCGGTGCTTTCCAGAGTGGAAAGTGCTGTAGAGAACTTGAAAGTGTGGTGGAGTGCCACCAGCAACTCATTTACGGCCCTCTGTGCCACTGAGAAGGGCGAAGTGTTCACTCATGGCGACGTAGTGAAAGCTCACCTCGCGCTCGCCGCAGTACTCATCTTAATAGGAATAGGAGGTGCGCTATGAGGGCTTTTGGAAAATCATTTGCATACAGTGTGCAAGGTCGAAAGGTTGATGAAATCCTGCAGTTCCTGATCAAGGAACATGAGTACACGTACATCAAGGATGAGAACGCCTTTTCTGCAGTAATTCAATCGTTGAAAGAGAAGGTTGATGAACTCAACAATAAGTACCCTAAGACATTAAAATACTATGTTGAGGTACAAAAGAGTGAGAAAGAAGGATTTATCAGGATTCATGCATCAGGCTTCTCGATGCGAGGGATTAGCATTCCTTACTGGAATGTAAGAGAATACAAAAAGGAAGGGGGTGCGCTATGATTACCCTACTTGCCATGCTGCAGGAGGATAGCCGCCATTTGCGGCAGTTCCGTGAGCAGACTGCTGAGATGGTGGCAGTGTGCGACCAGATGAGCCAGGCACGGACTCCGGCAGAACTGCTGCACCACCAGCGGGCCTACCGCCGACTGGCCGACAAGCAGGATGCGACTAATTACCGCCATGAACTCCGCGTTCGTGGCATCAGTAAACGACTAAACATGATGTGATATGGCACGGATAGAAGTTAGCAACCAGGAAGGGAGCAAGGAAGCTGCCTTCGTACAGAAGCTGCTCGACAGCTATTTCATGTTCCGCGACTGTTTGCCCAAGGATGGGTTTATCCAGGAGAACAAAACCACGCAGCAGATCCAGGACGAACTGGAACCGATGTACAGCGTGACCACTGGCGAGATTGTCGGCTACATGCTGGAACATGACTACCAGCCTACCACCGAACAGGATGGCACCGTAGTATGGGCCATCTGGAGGCAGGCATAAAACTTAAGAGAACACATTTTTTTACATTTTATTAATTCCCGTGAGGGCGGTGCGTCGTGAGGATGCGCCGTCCTCTGTATTTTTACCCACCCGGCTTTCATTGTACCTTTGCCGAAAAGAAATAAGAAAAGGTATGATCTCTATCGTTTCGACACATAACGGAAAGAAATTCTTCAGTGCTTCTGTTCCCGACCTGCTGTTCACCATATCGGAAACGAGGGCCGTGGTGGAAATCACCGTTGATGACACTTCTGTCTATAAAGAGACGTTGGTGCCCGTTGGTGGTGCCATCACCGTGAGCGACCTCACCAGTATGCTGGCTATCTACGCTGAACGTAGGCTGGTGGTTGATGTGACTGTCACCATCACCGAACAGAAACAAGGTGAAGGACAGACGATGGAGATTCTGGGACAGACCTACGTCATACCAGGTGCTATCACAACGACCGACACCAAGACGATGGCGTTTCAGGTGCTGTTCTGTAATGCCGACTTCGGAGTGACTGCAGAAGAGTTCTATGACAGTCACTTCCTGAGTGTGCTGATGGGGCCGAAGGTGACGGCTATAGGCCGACTGGAGTACCTGCACTACTATGGCAGTGACACGGCCCGGTGTACTGCAACATACGCCGACGGCAGCACAAAGACGTTTGCGCTGTCGGCAACAGGTGGCAACAGTCGCTACACCCAGTTGGACGTGTCGCCCGACAACTTCACCGCTGCTGGTAAGCAGCTGGTGTCGTATGTCGTAGAGGCAGGCGGCCGGAGTCAGCTCTACGATATCGACCTGCAGCAGCCCGACTGTGCACCCATCCTGCTCTTCGACAACTCATTTGGTGTGCAGGAACTGCTCTACTGTACGGGTGTCCACAAGGTCACGCCGGAATACAAGCGCATGTCAGCCCGCTTTGGCGGTTTGCTGCGCAACTACGACATCGAGGAAACACGCACTTTCCAGGCCAATACCGGTCCGCTGACCACACCGATGGCTAACTGGGCTGATGAACTGTTCCGCAGCAAGGAGGTGTTCCTGGTCAATATCTATAATGGTGAGCCGCAGGTGGGCAAAGAGGTGGTCATCACCGACTGTAAGAGCGACAACAGCAATGAGGATGACTATATGCCACGCTTCACCTTCTCTTATCAGTATGCGCAGCGCATCCATAATGTGATTGACCTGAAACGTGAAGGCCGCATCTTCGATAACACTTTCGATAATACTTTCAACTGATATGGAACAGAGAAAAGCGATACACTTCAACGAGGCCATGCAGATGCTCGACCTGGCACGGGAGCGCAAGCAGACCGTGAACCTGAAGGTGTGGGAACGGCAGACGGGCAACGTCATCGAGTACCGGGGCTGGCTGGTCAGCAGTTCAAACTGGAAGGGCGGCTGGCACCGCGTCATCAACCCTGCGAACAACCAGATACGCACCGTGCCCGACATCCTGATACATGAGATTAACGGACTATCAATATACCTGTAAAGACGATGGAAGAGAAACATGACTTGATGAAGGTCGGCCAGAATGGCGACTATGACGTATATGAGATGATGCCTTCCTCAGTGGTGAACGCCCTCGAGGGGGTGCAGTCGGAGTTTATCACTCGCTATGGCGGGGACAGTGATGGCGGCTTTGCCGATGCTGAGGACGATGACATCGTGCAGACCATCGGCATCGGCGGCCGGCAGTACGAATATGTGCCGTGGGGTGGCGACAATATGCTGCCCTACCATGTGCAGACGCTCATCGGCAAGAATATGGTGACCTCGCAGTGCCAACAGTTCAACTCGCTGGTGTGCTACGGTCAGGGGCTGCAGTTCTTCAACCGTGGTACTGAGCAGCGGGCCGATGACCCGGAGATACGGCAGTTCTGCCTCTGCAATGCCCTGCACCTCCAGTTCTGGGAGCAGGCCACCGACATGAAGTACTACTTCTTCTCGGTACTGCAGATCTCACTTTCGCGTGACGGCAGCAAGATTGTGCAGCTGCGCCATGAGGATGCCTGCCACTGCCGCTTCTCGCCACGCAACAAAAAGGGAAGCTCGGAGTATGTCATCATAGCCAACTGGCGCAAGGCGAACCCTAAGAAGGCCCGCGTGCTGCCTCTGCTCGACGAGGTGGACCCGCTGGGCGACCTGATGGTGCGCTTAGGCCGTGAGCCGGACCCCGAGACAGGCAAACGCACGGCCGGTACCGCCGACCGCCACTTTGCCGTGGTGTGCCGCGTACCGACGGTGGGGCATCAGATATACCCCTTGCCTTATTATTATAGCATCTTCCTCGATGCCTGGTATGATATCTACCGCCTCATAGGTACCGGCAAGCGATACATGATCAAGAACACGGCAGCACCTCGCTGGCAGGTGGAAATCCATAAGAACTATTGGAACAACGTCTGCAACGAAGAGGGTATCACCGACCCCGAGAAGCGTAAGGAGCGCATCAAGCTGGAGCGCGAGAACATCACCAAATTCTGTACCAAACCGGAGAATGCCGGCAAGGCATGGATTACCAGTTACGACACCGTGCTGGAGGGCAAGGAGACCCGCATGGTGCGTGTCTATGCCCTCGGTGCCGACAAAAAAGAGGGTGGCGACTGGAGTGAGGACATGGGCGAGGCCGCCAACTCGCTGTGCTTCGCCATGGGCGTTCACCCTAACATGGTAGGTGCCACGCCGGGCAAGTCCCAGATGAACAACTCTGGCAGCGATAAGCGCGAGCTGTTCAACCTGAAACAGGCCATCGAAAAGCCCTGGCACGACGTGATGGAAGTTCCCTACCACGTCATGATGCACTTCAACGGGTGGGATGAGAAGTACGACATCAAGGTGCCCATGATTGAGATGACCACACTCGATAAGAACAAGGAATTCGACATAAAACAAGACGGCAATGAATCTGGAAATAACAAAGACTGACTTTGAACGGGCCATTCCTGCAGCCCGAGAGCCGAAGGGCAAGATCTTCGACGTGATGCAGGATGCCATCATGAACAAGGTGGAGGTGATAGGCTGCCATATATTGGGCGAACCTGGTATTGCTGCAGTAGAGAGCAGCGAGAGCACCATGGGCGAAATACTTCGGCCACTGGTGAAGCAGCTGGCCTGTGTCATGGCTTTCCTGGAAGAAATGCGAGGGCTCGACCTGGTACTGACTGCCACCGGATTCGGTGTGGTTTCTTCCAACGACACAGCACCTGCTTCGAAGATGCGCGTCGATGCGCTTGATGGCGACCTGCGACGCAAAGAGTGGCTGTTGCGCAGTGACCTTCTTACTCATCTCTTCAAGGTGAATGGATGGGCCGATACCGAACAGAGGCATATCAACGTCTGCACGCTCTTCTATCGCTTCACGATGCTGGAGCAGTATGCTGGCATCTCTCGTCCCAAGCCTGAGGACTGGAGTACGAATGTACCCGCAATGCTGGCAGCCGACAGCTATCTGCGAAAGCATATCGGCTACGACTATATGGAGGAACTGCTGCAGCAGCTGACATCGAGCAAGCTGAGTGGGAGCAATCGCCCAGTGGCAGTGCTCTGTACGAAGTTCATTGGTGCCTGGATTGCGCAGAACCACCAACTGAAGGAAGAGTTGTATATGCGCCTGATCAATCGTCTGGAGGCAGACCTATCGCTCTATCCCAAGTATGCCGACAGCAAGGCATACCGTCTGAATCACTTAACACCCTACGAGAACCATGCAGAAGACAGTGCCTTCCACTTTGTCGGTTGACGGTGTGCTGCACCTCACCTGTCCGCGCTCCTGGAAAGAGATGACTCAGGAGCAGTTGCGCTATGCGCTGCATGTCATCGGCTGCGGGCTGTATTCCTCAGTTGAGGGCCGTACACTGATGCTGCTGCGCTTCACAGGCATTGAGGTAAAGGAGAAAACACCCTACGGATGGGCCTGTAGTGTGTCCATCACTTTGCGCAATGGCAAGCAGCGCAAGCATCAGTTCTTCATGCAAACTTGGCAGGTGCAGGACATGATTAAGCAGCTGGAGTTCGTCGACGGCTACGAGACTTTCGATGTGCGGTTGGAGAGCATCGGGGGCTTCGAGGCTGTCGACGGCCTGCTGCATCGTGTCATGTTCCAGAACTACCTGAACATGGAGAAATACTATCAGGGCTATCTCGCTACCAAACAGCAGCGCTTTGCCCTCGGCCTGGCCCGTCTGCTCTATCCCGGTGGCGTGACCGCCATCGACGATGCAGAACTGACGAACTGCATCATGTGGTACTCCTACGTCAAGATACGCTTCTCGAAGTTCTTCCCCAAATTCTTCAAGCCCGCCCCTGAGGGTGGCGAGACGGTGGACTGGATAGAGCAGATGAACGCACAGATTCGCGCCCTGACCGACGGTGACATCACCAAAGAGAGCGCGGTATTGGAGAAAGACTGCTGGCGTGCGCTGACGGAACTGGATGCCAAGGCCCGCGAGGCAGAGGAATTCCGTAAGAAATACCCTAAAGCATAAATAAATGGAACAAGAGCAATTTGACGCCCTGGAATACTTCGAGACACTGGGTAAGAAAAACAAACTGGCCAAGAAAAACGGTTTCGTGGTGGACTACTGCAGTGGCCCCGGTGCACTGGAGCCGATGATGGCAGAGTACCGCGACGCCCAGAACTTTATCTTCGTGGATGACACTACTAGCGGCAACACCTTTAATAATAAGGTAGGATGGTTCGACCGCAACGTCTATTGCGTCCACATACTTGCCGGTTATGAGCTTGGCAATGCAGAAAGTTATAACCAAGCACTCCGGTTGTGCCGTAAGCTGTTCCGGCAGTTCCTCTCGCGCATCATCAAGGACAAGGAGAACTACAAGTACGGCACACGTCTGATGTACCTGAATACCGGCAATGTCTACTCCAACGAGTATGGCCGTTATTCATTCAACGGCTGCACGGGCCTGTTCTTCCAAATACAGAACGATGAGCCGACAGACTTGGTGTATAACGATAGCGAGTGGGAGGAATAACGCATGGGACTGATGAAGAATATGGCGATAGAACGCCGAGAGAGCAGACGTCGCGGCTACCGTAGCAGCCGTGCCGGTGCCATGATTGAACTGGAGCGTTTCCGCCGTCAGTGGACTGACAACATGGTTAAATACTGGCAGGAGCGTATCGATAAGCTTCGCATCAACGATACCGGACAGTTGCGCAGCAGTATCATGGGTATGATTCATCAAGGTCCTTCAACCACAATAGAGCACTCCTTCCTGGTCTATGGCATCTATGTGAGCAACGGTGTCGGTCGTGAGTTCGGCAGCAACTGGAACAGTCGTGGCGGTGAAGGAACTTGGAATTCGGGGCAGTTGCCTTTCCTCCTTCCGGGTGGCGAGGCCTACCGTGCGAAACACGGTCTTGACAAACCTAAGAAGGTAGGCCCGGCATGGGGTGGCCGCGTGGCCGGTGGTCATCCGCGTGAGAAGCGCGACTGGTTCTTCAGAAAATATGCTTCCTCGCGCATGGTGCTCAACGAGATGGAGGCGGCTGCCTACGGCGAGGCTTACCAAGGTATGTTGACGCAGGCCGTCGATACACTGATGCATCGCACGCGCTTCCTGTAGTTTTATTCATGTCCGCATGTGACTATCTTTGCAGTAATTACTTTGTACTTCATACGGTTAATAGATGATTAAGTTAAACTAAAGAGTATGCCATCACTCACGTATCAGGAAATATATGAGCTGCTGACCACCGTTCGCGATGAGCGGCGGACGCACGCCAACACGGCAACCCGCGTGGGGCAGGCCATGTTGGAGCTGCTGGCATACATGGCAAACGCCCCTTACCTGAGAAAGGACCAGGCCGATGCCACCAACTATCTACTTTCTCTCCTTGCTGGGGCTGTCGTGGGTGAGTCGGGGCAGATACGGCTCAACCCAGACGGCTCCATCATTTGCAAGCGTATGGTGGTAGAGGGAAGTGCCATCTTCGACGAATTGGTGTTTAACCACCAGAACGTGTTTGAGGGTGACACTTACTTCACCGACAGAGGGATTATTGAGAACATCGTTTTTCTTGGGGACAGACAGTTCAGACTGACCCTCAGAAAACTCTATGATAATGACCGGGTGACGTTCCATGCCTACGACGTGCTGAAATGTGCGATGAACAATCTGGACGTGGGGCGTACCTACCGCACATCGTGGATGCGCGTGGACTCAGTGGACCTTGATGCCAACAGCATCGACGTGACGCTCTACGACAACGAGGACGTTCCCGGTGGCGTAAACTACGCGCCGGAGGTCACGGCAAGGATGATACGCTGGGGGAATCAGGTTGACCCCGACCGCCAGCAGGTGTTCTTTGTCAGTTCAAAGGACGGACGGTTCCTGTTCCTGCAGGGTGTGACGCAGCCGATACTCACAGACGGCAACTACGCTGCCTTCTTCGGTGTGCCGCCTGAGCTTGACATACTGAAGGACTTGCCGCTGAATGCCCGACAGCCGTATGTCTTCGCCCGTGGTATCATCTATCAGGATCTGATTCGGGTGGACTACCAGGGTAATCCCTACTACTCGCCACGCGATATGGGCATCTGGGACAGCGAACACCAATATATCCGGGGCTACGACGAGACGGCCAAGGGCTATTTCGTCGACCGTGTGTGGTGGGGCGGCTGTCTGTGGCAGGCTGCCGTGGCCAAGCCTACCATCGGTCGTGAGCCTCGCTATAACAATCCTGACTGGGTATGCCTGCTCGGTGGGAAGAACATGACCATGGAGATATGGAGCACCGAGGGTGATGGCTTCGCTGCTGGCAGCAGCTGGACAACTACGCTCATTGCAGAGCTGTGGAACGCTGAGATGCAGATAGCGGAAGCGGAGATTGGCCGTCAGAACATCGTGTGGCAGCGCATCAGCGAAGACACGGATGGCGATGTGGTCTGGAACATTCAGCACGCACAGGGTACCGTGGGTCTACAGTTGTCCATCAATAGCGAGAGCGACGTGCCGCAGCCGTGGACTACTAAGTCGAAAGTGAGCTTTGTCTGTTCCGTGCTGCTGCCTGAGGTGCAGGAAACGCCGTTCATGGCTGACTATCCGATAATAGGTTGAACAAATACTAAATACTGAGATAAGATGAAACTGAAGAAAAATACAGGTCGTGTGGTTTATTCGCCGCTGAGCTACATCTTCCAGGTGCTGGAGATGGGCGGCTCTGCCATGCAGAAGTACGATGCCACCACCAGCTCGTTCATTCCTAACCGGCAGGCTACGCCTCTGGTACTGCTGCCCTCGCTGATCATCAGCGACCCGGACGGAATAGTGGCCACGGCTGACTATGTGACGCAGATGAAAAGCGTGGCATGGACGCTGACCATCAACGATGGTACGTCAACCGTGCCCCTGCCTGCTACGAGCAGCGGCACGACGAACTATATCATTGACCCCACGACACACAAGCTGACCGTGAAAACCAACCTCTACCCGGGTGGGGTTATTCATGTGAAGTTCTTTGGCAAGTACATCGACACCCGGCGCAATGAGGTGCAGGAATTCCAGTGGGAGAAAGACCTGGGCTGTGAGGCACAGACGGACATGAACGTGACGCTGGATGCCGGGCGATGGCGCCACAACGTTCATCTGCTCCCGATGAAGCACTGGGGACAGTTCGGTATTCCCGTGCAGCTCAGGAACGGCAAGGATGCCATCCCTGATGCCAAGTGTGTCTATCAGTGGCAGTGGTGGAACGAAAGTACCAGGAGCTGGAGTGAGGACTTCAGCGAGCAGCCTTGGCTGGTAAGAGGCGAGAAATCCAAGGAAATTGTCGTTGACCAGGACTTCATACAGAAACTCGTCCTGAGGGTGAAGGCTACAGCCTTTGGCAATAATGCCACGACACAATATTGGACCACACGGCTGCGCCGGTGGTACGGACAGTTTGACTACGACGTAGAGTTCCTGCGGGGCAAGTACATCTTCCATGACTCTAATATCGTGGTGCTCAACGCATGGGTGGCCACGGCGAAAGGGCAGTTGAGTAACCCCTGCAAGTACTTCGACATAGAGCTTTTCTTTGCCATCGGTGCCAATGGATTCGAGAGCGTGGGCTATGGCGAGGAAGCCATCATTCAGCGTAACGACCTGCAACAGGGGCAGCCACGTGCCGGCATACTGTGCCGTGAGCTGAGCGCCATGCGGGCCATCGCCCTCGATAACGGCAGCCTGCTCTGTACGGATGACGGCCAGCCTATCTTCGCACAATTCCCAACCAAATCTAGAGAAGTGTCATGAACAAGAAACTAAAGTATTACATCGTCAGTGCTGACGATGCCCGACGGTTAGGGGTGACAGCCTACCGCCAGGGCAATGAGAAAGACGGATACCTGGTACACTCAGGAGACTTTGTCTGTGCTACAGAGGACTTCCTGGAGCGTGCCATGGAGGTGACAGAGAATGAAGCAGTAGAATTTGTAAAATCGCTCGAACAATGAATAACGTATCGAAAATTAAAACCCTGTACGCCTATGATGACGGCGACACCATCA